GCAGTTAGAGTTCCAGATATTGACATCTGTGGAACAGAAATGGTAGAATTAGAAGTCAAGGTCAGCGTGTAAAGCTGAGAATCTCCTGGCAGACTGCCAGATGCGATAGTCGCAGATTCAATAAACATACCGCCAGGAGCAGCCAAGAAATACTTTCCTGTCTTCAACTTAACGATGAAGTAAGATTCGGTATTCTGAACGATTTCCTGATATAGGTTAGTAGCATCTTGGTTAAGACCAGGGATTGTGAAGATAAGTTGAGTGTTGTAGGTGAAACCTAAACTCTCCAAATTGATTGAGGTGCTCTCGTTCAACGCAGCGGATGAATTACGAACAATATCAACTTTCTTAAACTCCAATCCTGATGATGCTCCACTTATAGCAATTACCTCTCCAGTTCCAGAGTAGGTGATTGCGTCTAAAGAACAGGTAGTTCCTGTTCCTGAAGTCAGCACATACAGAGAGTCGAGCCCGGGAACATTATTGACGCACGATGAGAGCTCCAACCCGTTTGTAATACAGCAATTATAGGACATTTTTATATTATTTTAATCAAATGTTTATTTTTTAGGAAGCATATACAACCTGTGAGCCGAAAGCAACCGCAGAGCCCAATTTCATAGCCAACTTCAATCTAACTTGTTGGAAGTCATTAGACCACCAAGAAACAGGTGAAGTGATGTCAGACAATAGGTCAGTTCCGTAAAGAAGGTTGTCAGGGTTAGTCAATACCATATGTCCTGCTGCGATTTCAGTAGAAATAGCAATTACATTAGTGAATGGGATTTGGATTGCCATTTGTCCGTTTGCCAAAGTGATAGGGTCAAAGTGGTAAAGGTTCTGGTTTCTCAAAGCTAATTGAAGAGCTTGGAAGTCAGAGTGGGTCAATGCCATAATGGTAGTTATTGGTTTTAATGGGTCAGGAAGTGAAAGGATGTAGCTGTCTGACACGGAAACTGCGTTCTGTGCGGTCATAGCTGTATAGGTTTTATTTACAACATCACCTGAAATAGCAGCACTCTCAAGTTGCTCCAATACACCACTACAACCTTCAACAGCTGTAGTTGAGTTCCAGAAGCGTCTTGAAGCATATACATTAGCTTTCTTTGAGATGTCATTAGCAAAAGCTTCTTCAACACCAGCACCTGCTGATTCGTTGTAAGAACCTGGAGCTAATCTGATAGACATAATGGTTCTATCCAAGTCAGCAGGACACCAAGATTTCTCGATGTTATACTGACATACACGGAGTTCAACCTCCGACATTACGATTGTTCCTCCTGTGAAAGAACATCCGTTGCCAGGTGTAGCGATAGTATCAATATCACCAGTCTCGAATACAGGAACTAACTCACCGAACTTGATGTTAGGCATAACCTTATAGAATTGTGCCTCTGTAGTATCCATAACGATTTTGTGTAGAAGCTCGTCTGCGTTTGCGTTCAAGTAGTCAGACATAGCATTAGTATCAAAATCAAATGCGAAAGATTTTAGATTTCTCATTTTAATAGTTTTTTTATTTAATTTTTTTATTTTCTCATTCTCTCTTTCCACTCTTTCAATACTTCGTATCTGTGGTCGGTTGAGAATGCGTTTGTTATTAGTTTATCCTCCTTTAATGGAGTGTAAGCCGAGGACTTCTTAAAGGTCTCGTAATCTTTTTTGAGTTCAGCCATCTCTGAAGATTGCTTCTCAAATGCGAATAACACATCGTGAATAGCAGCTTTCAACTCTGCGATTTTAGCTGATTCCATCATTTCTTTCTGGTCGCCAGTTTCAACTTCAACTTCGATTACAGGTGCCTCTTCAGAACCTTCTTGTCTTATCTCAACTAACTTACCTTCTTCATCTGTGATGAATAATCCACCATCTCCTGCGAGTTTGTGTTCTCCTGCTCCAACGATTGTGAAAGTCCCGTCTTCGTTCTTGATTGCGATTACATCACCAATCATAAACTCACCTTCAGTTTGGTTAGAGATGATTACTCCACCTTCTAATTCTACTTCAGCGAACTTGTGTGATGATGAAAAAGTAAATCCAACTAAATCAGCGACTTTTTGTAAGATTTCAATATTTTTCATATTTTTTTCTTTTTGTTTATTTTGTTTATAAATAGTGAATAAAAATCACAAATCTTTATTCTCTGCTTTTGCTAATAAATCACGAATTAACAATAACATATTTTCAGCGTCATAAGCCTCTTGTGCTTGTGCGTGAGTTTTACAAGGTGAAAAGTATTCTCCCATCATATGGAAACCTTCACACCCTATTTTAGCGGCAAATAATTCAGCCTCACCTTGAGTGGTATAATAAGGAACTCCCCCATCCATACCAGCCATACTCATATTCTCTGAACGGATTTTTCCACAGATACGAGGAGCTGCTCTCTCACCATATCTCTCGGTCATATCTGCGATACATTCGTTCCAGGGATAAGCCTCGGCTTCCACCTTTTGGAAATCACCTCTATTCCACATACCATAACATCTTCCAAGAGCAGCTTGTTGGTCTGTCTCACCCTCGTTCATAACATAATCTACACAACGAGCGATGAAATCCCCTTCAGTTTCACCAGGACTTGGATAAACAAATCCTTCTTTTTTAGCTGATACGGGAACACAATTTGGGACTTCTCTACCATCTACGATTTTTGTTCCGTAAGGTTCGTATCCTTCCCAACAAGTTCCACTTGGAAAATCAAATCCAAAATCGGTCAGACCAAGACGAGTAATGAAATCATCATAATCATAATAAACACCATTCAGAGAAAAATCACGGATTACATCCTTTACCATTTCTCTTCTGTTTTCCAAGTCATCAACCTTGAGAAGCAATTCAATAATTCCATCAACCATATCTTTATCCTCAAGTATTCCGTTATGTTCCATTTCTTGTTTTGTGTCAAAGAAATTGAACGGAACTTCCTCAAACAACCCCTCTAAACTGATTCCTTGAGTTCTGTTAGAGACAATAAACTCCTCAAATAATCTCTTATCTCTAAAGTGAATTGTAGTCATCCAAGTTCCAGTTGGAAAGGTTCTACCAAAGATTTCGTAGGACTTGTCCCTTTCAGGGTCTTCTCCAACTAACCAGTTCTCATATGTATAAACATCATCACCCGAGAATACCATTCCAGAGTGTTCCAAATTGATTAAGTTCTTTGGTTTAAGACGAGAGATTTTCATCAACATCTTCTTAATGGTTTCCTTACTCATAAACACCCAATATGGAGAATTGGTCTGTCTATCCCAACGATAAATCTTTTGGTCGGGGACAAACACAACAGAGGTAATATCTCCCATATATTCGTCCTTACTAAATGCGATATTCATCTCCGTAGCACGAGATATTTCACCTTCCAACCAGTTCATAGCTTGTTCGTAATTAGTAGGGGAAAATCCCCAAGAAGCCATCATAAGTGCTCCACATCCGTCCTCAAAAGATTTGGATGATTCCCAATCTTGTTTGTGTCTTGAACCATAAGAATACATACGGGTCAAAATATCAACAGATGCGTTGTAAGATGCGTCAGCTAAATCAGATGCTCTTCCTTTTCCAACATCAGTTCCACAATCACCCCAACCATTCTCTTCAGCATATTTGACAGCTCTTTCAGCAACCTCACGGATATACTCGGGAACTCGTGCGAAGTTCTGTCTCACTTGAAACTTATCAAGGACTTCAGCACTACCCTCAAAATATTCTGAATATACATCAACGGGGGTGAATCCCATAACACAAGGGTCATCGGGAATAGGCAACATATCACCTGGCATAGGGTCTCCATAATCCAAAGCATCATAACAAAGTTTTACCTTTGTGATAATTTTTGCTGATGGTTCTGCTTTTAGAGCTGCTGCTCGGGTCTTGTAAAAAAACAATCCCATATGGAATGCGATAGGGTCTGAACCAGTAGATTCACTCTCATTTACATCGTCCTTATCTTCACTAAACCCAACAGCTTTTTTGGGTGGGTCTAAACTCCACTCACTCACGAACGGACGACCTACTCCCCCAATCTGAATAGCTCTCTTGGTTTGTATTGCTTTTTCAGGTATTCTCTGTAGTGCTTCTTCATAAGTTTCCCCTTGATTTAGTGGAAACTCTATTTGGAAGAACCTGTGCCTACAATATTTTCCCGACTTATACAAGAAAAAATCTACCTGTGAATAGATGTTTCTACGGAATACTAACTTGAATGTATCACTACTATTTGAGAACTTTTGTGATAGATTATCAAGGTCTCCTCTTGAAAACACACGACCAGCTAAAATCATTTTACGACATAATGCTCTTGAGGTCTTGATAAGTGGAGCACCCAATGCTGTATCTACAACATAGATGTATCTTGTGATTGAGTTATTTTCTGTTCCATCACCACTCTTGAGGTCAAACTGCTTCGGATTGGAAGTAATCGGGGGAACTGATACGAACCCCTCCATCGTATATGTCTCTTTAACGGGAGTAATCTTTGCTCCCTTCAACATTCTCATATCAAGTGGAGTTCCGTATTGGTCTAATACAGAAAGTTCGTCAGAACTAAAATTATGATGGTCTAACTCGCAGTCGTGGTGGTTTGATTCATCTCCAAAATATTCCCAAGCGATTTGGGTTGCGGGGTCTTTTACAAGTGATAGGTATTGAACCCCACTCATATCGTCGTCCTCCGACACTAATAACTCAAATAGTTTCATATCAATATAAATAGTTTTTACAAACGAGATAGTTGAGTAATTCTATTATTCAATTTCTCGGTGTTCTGTATGTCGTTATACAACACATAAGTTTTTATTGGTGGTGTGTTGGTATTTTGTTTTGCGATTGCTTGAACCAATCTTGAATCATCAATCGTTAGTTTCCTTCCACCCGTTGATGAGTTCAGGTCTCCAATCAAATCACCATAACGAGCAACAGCTGCTTTATTTACCACGAACTCACCACCTTCAAGAAGTGCTGGAACTCCCCCGTTCATTCCCTCGTGTGATTCACCCATAATC